TTTTGGTGTGATATCAGTAACTTAGGCGTAATGTAACCAAGTTTGTAGATTATATTTACTGCCTTCTGTAGGTGTTTTCTCAATAATAGGATATTCCCATGTAGGTGGATATATAACTACTCTGCCTTTTATTGACTCTACGCCAATACCCTGTCTAGGGAAGTTTGTCATAGATTTGTTGTTTTCTAGGTAAAATAGGAACCCCAATGCTCGAATAGCACTTTTGTGGTCTACAGTATCAATATGAGGATTCGTTAGTTCCTCATCTGTCTGTTCTATTTTTTTAATAGAAATGGATTCAATACCTTGATGTGCAATCATATTAGGTAGATCTAAATCTGTTAAGTAGTGTTCATATAAACCCATTATATGCGTTTTAAGATTTTCATGTACTTCTTCATCACCGTGGAATTTGCTATATCTGTATTGAATAAATTTTATTTTATCATTATCTACTTCTTCATGATTGTCAGAATTTTTTTCAAATACTTCAATTAACTCATCACAAAAATCTTCTGATAAGGCTCCATCATAGATCCTAACAGCTCCAATTTGTTTTTGTTTGATTGCGTCTTCTAATTTTTTGACTTCTTCAGAACTTACTGTTCCGCTATCGTTTCTGGCTCTTTCCATACTAATTTCACTCCACGTCGTGTTAACTCATTTATAAATTTATTTCTATGTTTTCTTTTACCATTATTTATGGCATCAATAATTTCCTCGGTTGAGGTTTGGCGTAAGTAATAATGCCTCATTACGACTCTTTTTGTTGGCCTGCCGTCTTTGCCTTTGATGTATTCTTTATGACTTGGTTTAAATTTTGCTGGCATATCACTTATCTCCATTTTTTATTTTTCTAATCTCCTCTCCGTTAGTTTTAATCCTGGCATCTTGCATAGCGTCAACTAATTTTTGTGCCTTCTCTTGTTGCGTGTCCCGATGTAACTCAGGGTCAACGATCTTTTCTAACTTCAAGAATTCTATCCTTGTATTAGGAACATACCTCCATGTATAACCATCATCTCCATATATTCCAAAAACTGTTTCACTCAATCCAATTTTAACTATCAAGGCATGTTGCCCATCAAGTCTAACTTTATCACCTTCTTTAAAGGCAGGGTTAAATCTAAACTTAGCACCTTTAACAAAAGATGTAGCTGCGTCTCTAATAGCAAGTCCAATCATGAGGGTGAGTAAAAACCCTATAAACTCAATATAGAAATCTGATAAAACTACCTCAGGCATTAACCTTTATCCTGTCCTGTGCTTGTACTGTTTACATACAGTCCAAACCAAGCAGCCCCTGCTCCAACAACCACACTAACAAGCCCTGCTTGTTCTGCTCCTGGTGTAGGTAAATCCATAAACCAGTTTGTCACCTCATATAGTAAGTAGATATACATGCTAATAAATGCACGAGGAAACAATCTCCATCTACTAAAATATTCAGGTGCAATCCATATCCAACCTCTATCGTCAGGTGCACTCCACCAAGGTTTGCTAGGTGGTGCTGCCTCTTCGGCTGGTGTTGCTGCTGCCTTTAATGCTTCGTATTCTTCTAAACTTATATTTACTTCTGATTTTTCAGCCATTATCGAATAACTCCATATAATTTTTGTTATTACCTTTTGCTTTTAAAAGGTGATTAACAAGTTCACTACTATTTATACGAGTTTTTAACTTGGCAAAGGGAATGTATCCACATCTTAGTGCAGGGTCTCCCTGTTCAGGTAAGTCTAATCTTTCTTGTAATAGTTGTCTTGCATTTTCAACTCTTACATTAAATGCTCTTATAGATTTTTCATCTAATGATTCGCCTAGCCAACACATAAAACTAGGTCTTGCATATTCTTGAGGACGATATTGTTCTTTCTTTATATCAAAGTCATGAGAATAAACAATCTCTGCAAAGTGTTTTCCTACATGAGAATAATTTACATAAAGAGTTCCAAAGTCTCTTGTTAGTGTAAACTCCTCATAGTCTGCTGGAAACAATTCCATTTTTGCATTAGGGTCTCCAAACATATATCCCCATCGAGGAGGAAAACCATTTTCAACCAATTCATAATAATGAATAAGATTATTTAATCTACTCAATTCTTCTGTAGGAAATTTGTTGTCTGCAAATATTTCATGCAGTTTATTCATATCATCTGAAGGTTGAAGTCCTAACATGTAACATGATTTATCTATCTCATCTTTAATCTGAGTTTGAGTTTCGCCCATAAAATAAATTTCTTTACTGGTATTTTCATGTTCTTTCCAGAATTTGGCAAATCGTTTGGCCACAACCGTGTCCATCACTTCCCATTCTATATCATTAAAATTTAATACCATCGTATTTGTCCTCGCTTTGTCCTCGATCAAATACAGGAACATCTATATTTGCATCTGTGAGTTGAGTTTGCGCTGAAGGATCTAAATCAAATAATTTCATTCTAGCTCTATCAACACCTATCATAAATCTTTTGTTTCTTGTAGGATCAGCATATCTGTTTTTCAACTGTTTAATCATAAACTGTCCAAGTTGTTCTAGTTCTTCTGTACTTATAATAGCAAACATTAAGTCTGCTGTAGCAGGCAAACCAAAACTTTCTGAGGTATCTGTTAAGGAAATATCACTATTATCATAACCACCTCTTGTTGTTTGTGTAGCACTAACAATAGGAACATCTTGTTCTACTGCTAACCCTCTAAGTTCTTCTGCAATACTTTTAATAATTGTATAAGAATTAGCACTACTACCTGCTCTAAATCTAGAACTTGTGCATATATTCAAATAATCTATAAAAATAATATCAGGGAAGAAACTTCTTTTTAGTTTCAATTCATTAATCAATGCCTTAAAATGTCCTGCATGTGCAGATGCTGTAGGATACTCTTTAACAATAAGTCTACCTTCTATCTTTTCATTTATCTTCTTAATCCTATCATCATACATTGCCTTAGATAAATCTGTTAGTTCTTGTATAGGTATATTCATTAGGTTAGCATCTATTCTCTCTGCGATGCGTTCTTCTGACATTTCTAGTGTAATATATAACACATTTTTACCCTTAGAGATGCAAGCAGACGCCATATGACACATAAAAAGGGATTTACCTACACCAGTGCCTGCTAGTGCTATATTAAGTGTCTTATTACTTAAACCACCCTCTGTTATTTTATTAAACATGTCCAGATCAAACTCTACCTTTTCTTCTAACCTATGATAGAAGTCATATCGTTTATCAGCATCTTCAATAAAATCATGTCCAATGTTTGTATCAAATCCTACACTCAATGCCTCAGACAAAATACTAGGTAAAGCATCTGTAGACATATCTTTCTTTTTACCATCTATAATCTGGATACTTTCCATTACACCTAAGTAAAGAGCCTTATCTTTACAAAATTTTTCTGTTTCATCTACAAGCCAATCTCTATTAACCTCATCACCATTTAATGTGTTAATAACCTCCATACATTTAGCATGACTATCTTCATTCAAAGATGTATCTTCATTTACTGCTAAAATAATTGCTTGTTTACTAGGAGGATTGTTATATTTTTCTACAAAGTCATGTATAATTTTAAACAGTTTCCTGTCTTCATGCGCCATAAAATAATCAGGTTTTAGAAAAGGAATTACTTTCCTAACATAAGCATCATCTTTTATTAGATTTTCTAATATAACTTGTTCAATTCTATTCTTCAATTGGATCTTGTCCTTCTCTTAATATACCATCGCCATTAAACTTCACATACTCATTATATACATCTCTTACACAAGGCATGCAGATATATACTTCTTCTTCGTCGGTATGAAAACAATACGCTTTATCGTTTTTCTTTATTTTGTCTCCGCAACGATCACACTTAGACTTTGTCGTACTGTTCTTGAACATCTTCATCTGATACTTCTTCTCCCATCATCTCGACTGAACCTATTGTATATCTTTTCTGTACCCAGTCTGAAAATCTCTTGTCAGATAATATAGGGAGCCAAAAGTCTTTGCCTAGATCTTTAGCTCTAACTTTTATATCTGCCACTTCACCTGTGTCAGGATCTATTTTCTGATACCAACCATTGCTAGGTTTAATTACATGTCCAGATTCTAATCCCATATCCAGTAGTCCAGACCATTTACTTATACCATCTTCCCAGGTTACTGCAACAGGTATCTTAGATTTTTCTCTAACAAACCTAGACTTCTCTACATTAATTACAAATTCATAACCTGTAACTTCTGTTCCTGTTTTACTTTGTCGTCTACCAATAATAAAAATATTGTCTGCAGAATAATAAATACCTGTTCCACCACTAACCACATCTTTAGGAAACAAACCTATCTCTTTATATGTATGGTTAACAACAATAGCAGGAATATCTTTAATTGTTAAATGAGGTGTAACCATTCTAAACAGTGATTTCATTTGTTTAGCTCTTGTCATATCAGCAACACTCTTACCTTCTAAAGCATCTTCTACTTCTTTCTTAGAAGCTAGGTTACCTACAGAGTCAACAATAATCATTATATGATCGTCTCTTTCAACACCATTTAACTGTTGCATAATATCGTGTTTTAACTGTTCAATATCTGCAATAGGACTATGTACTACTCTATTCGTATCAATATCAAATGTCTCAAAATAAGATTGAGGAGCACCAAACTCACTATCATAAAATAGTATGACTCCATCTTTATATTTGTCTTGAAATGCTTTTGCTAGTAACATAGCAAATGCTGTTTTAAAATGTTTACTAGGACCTGCAAATACTGTAAGTCCAGGTGTTAGGCCTCCATCCAATCTACCACTCAATGCAACATTAACTGCTGGAACAGATGTTTGTATCAAATCTTTATTGCTAAAGAATTTAGATTCTGTTAGGATATCTGTTTCTCGAATAGTAGAATTTTTTTGTAACCGCTCTAATAGTTTATTCATTATCTCTCCTATCTTTATTAGCCCTTAAGGCCGTATTCATTATATTATGTGTATTGTAGCACAGCGAAGAAGCATGTGTCAAATCTTTTGGTAAACAAGTTCCCCCAAAACCATATTGTCCATCATGTCCAGGTGCAGCCCAATGGGTGCCTCCTAAATTAGGATCTGCTTCTAAGTATTCTTGTATAGCATCATATTTTATATCCAATACATCACATATATTTCTAAAATCATTCGCCAGTCCTACTTTAACTGCTAGTGCAGCATTACGCAACATTTTTATTGCGCTTGCTTGTACTGGCGTCACCAATTTAACAAATTTATTACCACATGACATTAGGTCAACAAATTCATTACAATTATAACAACCTATCAAAAGATCTATATCAGGATCGTCTACATCTTCTTTCCAATGTTTTTCTCTTAAAAACTCAGGCATTATAATTATTCCTCTCTGTGCATAGTTCATACATTGATCAGGACCAATTGTACTTCTAATAACAGGTTGAACTCCTACATAAAGTTCCGATAGTATCTTATCTATAATAGATGTGTCTAACTTTCCGTTCTTTAGGTTAGTTGGAACACAAATAAAAGCATAATCAATTTCATTCCAATTATTTACTTCATGTCCTAAATCAGGATCGTGTATATAGATGTCATGTTTAGTATCCAATTTTTCTGATAGGAAATATTCTGTAGCTTTACCCACAAATCCATATCCAATTATTGCAAACTTCATTTTACTGACCTCTGATTCTAGACTCGAGAATCTCGATTTGTTCTTCCTTCTTCTTTGTCCAGTTCTTTTCATTCCTTTCCTTACCATTAATAGTTTTAGGTGTGAATTTAGAAACTTTAAGTCTTTCCAAGGCTCCTTGCCTTCTCAAGTTAACTCCTTTTTTGTACCAAGCTCTTGTGCCCATTACTCCTCCTTTATGAATACTCCGTCTACCATTTTGCCTTTACGATCTTTTATGTCGTCATAAGCAACCTGTAGACATTCTTCAAGTGTTATATTATTTCGTACGCAAATGTTAATTAGTACAACCATTATATCTCCAACATCATCTCTAAGATCTTTGCCTTTACAGATGTTATCAGATAGTTCTCCACATTCTTGTATTAATTTACAAAATTGATCTTTATCATTTGCACCTTCAATTAAATTTCTATCTTTATGCCACTTACCTACATAATAAATAAGATCGTCTAAATCCATCATTTCATTGTTTATCATAGTTCTTCAATTATCCCTAAAATCTCTGCAACAAAGAATGCTGCTAAAAATACTTGCCATGCCCAAGGTTCCATAATTACAAATGCAATTGCACAACCTCCTACTCTAAAACCACTTTTCCATATACTGTATATGAAGTGGCTATCTCTTTCGTCTTTGTTTTTCATCCAAATAAATCCTCCAATGTTGCTTGTGGTTCTGTGTTCCAACCAATAGGTTTTATAATATTTTCTAAAGGATCAACAAATGCCTTCTGAAATATTGTATCGTAATCTACATATTCATTTAACTTAAACTCATGAGGGAGTTTTGTAATAAATGCAATAGTGTTTTCATGTAAACTATTAGGTTCTTTTAAATATAAAAATTTAATTTTATCTCCGTCTTGTATTTTCTCATACTTAAG